CGGATTATTACAAGAATCCGCGTTCGCTTTCTGATAAAGAGTTCAAGCAACTCAAAACTTCGCTTGACAAATTCGGCATGATAGACAAGCCGATTGTGAACGCGGATAGTTTGCATACCATCATCGGTGGGCATCAGCGCAAGCACGTTCTGGAAGCGAGTGGCGTAAAAGAGATTGACTGCTGGATACCAGACCGCGAGTTGAGCGACAAGGAAGTCGAAGAGCTGAATATCCGCCTGAACAAGAACACCGGCTCGTGGGATTTTGACGTGCTGGCGAACGAGTTTCAACTTGACGACCTGCTGGACTGGGGCTTCGACAAAGGCGAACTTGACTTGGACTTGTGGGCTGAAGATGCGCCGGAGGACGTTGAGCCGCAGATTGATAAGGCGGAGGAGCTGCGCGTCAAGTGGGGCGTAGAAACAGGGCAACTGTGGCAACTTGGCGAGCATCGGCTCGTGTGCGGGGATTGCACCGACAAGGCGGTGGTTGAGCGGGTGATGGGGGGAGAGAAGGCAAACCTGCTATTTACAAGCCCGCCTTATTGGGTTGGAATGGATTATGAAACGCAGAAAAGCGAGCAGGAAATTGACGAGTTTATTCATGCTTGCAGCAGAACTTTTACTGAATTTATATCAGTAGATAATGGGCGGATTGTTATCAATACAGGAACCGCCGCTATTCATAGAATCGAGAAAAAGCGCAAGGTTGAGGTTTTGCCCCTGATATTCAAATGGCAAATGGAACTAAGACAGTCGGGGTGGTTAGCAAGACATTATCGAATTTGGGCAAAAAGCGGTGGATTTGCAGGTGGAGTTGTTTCACCTAAAGTCGATGCCGTAGATCAGCACTGGGAAACCATTACAACTTTTTCAGCAGAAACCGAAGAGCAACAATACATTGGTACTTATTGGTGTCCTGCTGGATTACAGAGGGGACAAGAGAAAGTTGGTGAAAAATGGGCGCAGCAGGGAATTTGGACTGACATTCAAGGCGATAAATCGGCGGGCGGAACTCATGTAGCTGCGTTTCCGCTTGAACTGCCAGAAAGAAATATCAGGCTTTATTCAAAAGACAGTGAAATAGTTTTTGAGCCCTTTCTCGGCTCTGGCACAACCCTCATCGCTTGCGAGCGGCTGGGGCGCAAGTGCCGCGCGGTGGAGATTAGTCCGGCTTACGTGGCTGTGGCGATCCAGCGGTGGGTCGATGTGACGGGTGGCGAGCCGGTGCTATTAGGCAGTTAGGCACATTAAAAGAGATGGCAGAGAAATACACGACAGCACAAATGATTGATGCACTTCGCGAGAAGCACGGCAACTTGTCGGCTTCGGCGCGTTTCTTGGGTTGCAGTCGTGACACAGTTAGGCGGTATATCAATACCTACTCCACCGTGCAAGCGGTAGCAGACGAAGAGCGGGAAACGCTGATTGACTTCGCAGAGAATCAACTATTCCAGCAGGTCAAGGATGGCAATATCACGGCGATCATCTTCACGCTCAAGACCATCGGCAAGCATCGCGGCTACGTTGAGCGGCAGGAGCTTAGCGGTCCGGACGGCAGTGGTGCTCTTGCCCACGGCGAGATCATCGCCGCTATACGGAGCTTAGCTGATGCGGTTCAGTGAGTTCAGCCCCAAGCAGGGCGAGGTGCTGAAATTCATCTTTGCGCCTGAAGAGGTGCTGGTCGCTGATGGGTCGGTGCGGTCCGGTAAGACCATGAGCATGATTGTGGCTTACCTGATCTGGGCAATGGAGTACTTTGACCGTACGAACTTTATTATCGCTGGAAAGACGGTTACTTCCACCGAGCGCAATATCGTACGACCAGTGCAGGACGTTGAGGGGCTGCCTTATCGGCTTGAGTACAAGCGCTCAGACCGCAAGCTTATTGCCACTTGCGGGGCTAAAGAAAATTACTTCTACGTATTCGGCGGCAAGGACGAAGGCTCGTATCAGCTCATTCAGGGCTTGACCGCTGCCGGGGCGTTCTTTGACGAGGTGGCGTTGCAACCACAGTCTTTCGTAGACCAGGCCACCGCAAGAACCCTGACATTCGCTAACGCTAAGCTCTGGTTCAATTGCAACCCGGAATCCCCGAACCACTGGTTTTATCAAATGTACCTAAAAACGCCCCGGCCGGAGGCGAAATACCTGCACTTCCTCATGGCCGACAATCCGATTATGGGCGAGGTTGAGATTGAAAAGGCCAAGCGCATGTACTCCGGCGTATTTTATCAGCGCTATGTATTGGGTCAGTGGGTGCAAGCCGAGGGCTTGATCTTTCCGCAGTTTGCCGATAATCCGGATAACTGGCTGATTGACGAGCTGACCGATGAAGAGCGGAAGCAGCTGGCTTACATTACCTTCGGCGTGGACTATGGCGAGAGCACGTCGCACACAGTGTTCGTGGCATCCGGCATCTCACGCGGAGCGAAACGCCTCTACGCCCTGGCAGAGCATAAGCGGCAGAGTACTGGCGTTAGCCCTGATCAGATCGAGCGCGAGTTTGTGGCATTCGTGAGGGACGTGATGACGCTTTACCCTGGCGTGCGCCTGACTTACGCCTTTTGCGACCATCCCGAGACGATTACCAACGGCATTGACGCTGCCTTGCGCAAAGAGGGCATTCCAGTCAGGGCAATCACGGCGAAAAAAGAGGAAATCAATACCCGCATTTACGCGCAGGACAAAATGCTTAATCTGGGCATAATGAAGGTGTTGAAGCGGTGCCCGAACTTGGTACACAGCCTGAAAAATCAAGTCTGGGATCCGGAAAAACAAGAGGACACGCGCCTGGATAATGATCCGGATGTAGCGGATGTGGCTGATGCCTGGGAATATTCCTGGGAAGCCTTTATTGACGAAATAGGAGTACGATAATGGACCATAAAAAAGTTATTGATGTAATCAAACAGCTAACCGGTAGGGATATCGTTGTTACCGACACCATGTACGAAAAGATCAACACCTGGCGGGATTGGCTGAATGGTGAAATTGACGGGTTCTATGAGTACACCATGAGCGTCGATCTGGTAAGCAACCGGACTGCGAAAATGAAACGTCATCGGACGGACATGTTCAAACGCGCGTGTGAGGATTGGGCGAGCCTGCTGCTGAACGAGCTAACTGTGTTTGAGCTTGACAATAAAGCAAGCGGAGAGTGGCTCCAGGGCGATGATGGCAATGGCGGCATACTGGGAGACAATGACTTCCGGAGAAACGCAAACGAACTGATCATGGTATCCCGTTGGGCTGGGACCGCAGCGTTTGAAGCATACGTGGAAGGCGGCACGGTGGTTGCTGATAGTGGGCAATTACTGAGCGGCAAAGACATCGGTATCAATTATCTATCCGGTGATCAGATCATCCCCATTAGTCACCGCAATGGAATCATCAAGGAAGTGGCATTCGTCTCCGAGAAAAGTATCGGTGATGGGATAAAGAACTACGATGTGAGTATGCATCTGTTGGAGGGTAATTTTTATACGATTACCTACTTCACAATTAATAATGAAGGTAAGGTAATCGGTGAGCCGGTCGTTGTTCGCACTGGCAGCCCGGTTCCATGGTTCTCGGTAATCAGAAAAGCCGGCTACAACCGCTATGACCCGGCGGGTCCATTTGGGTGCGGCATTCTTGACGGCAACGAGGACATTCTCAAGGGTTTGGATACTGCCTTCGATAACTTCATTGTTGACTTTACATTGGGCCGCAAAATGGTATTCATGAACAGCACTTTGTTTGCCCAGGATGATCAGGGGCGGTTCATTGCTCCCCAGATGATGGGGGATTCGCTGTTTATCAATGTGGGCGATCGGCTCAAGTCAGAAAAATCTCTGCTTGAGGAATACAACCCACAGTTACGGGTCCAAGAGAATGCGGACGGTGTCCAACGGATGTTGGATATTTTCTCATTCAAGATCGGACTTGGTAAGGGGTTCTACAAACTCGATGAAGATGGGATGGTAAAGACTGCGACGGAATACACCGGATCCAAACAAGGCTTAGTCCGCAATGTGGCCCGTGAAATGATCGGTATTGAAGCAGCTTTGAAACAGCTGATAGAAGCGGTGTTATGGATCGGTGAAAACATCCTGCATGTACCAGGTGTGTCCTTCGAAGAAGATGTGCGGGTAATCGCAGATGATTCGTACATCACAGATGAATATACTGAGCGCAAAGTGTGGCAGGAAGAAGTTGCCCAGGGGCTGAGGTCGAAGGCTGAATATCGTAAGCGTTTTATGGGTGAATCAGACGAAGAGGCTAAGCTTGCGATTGGTAATATTCGATCAGAATCACCAGTGCTAACTGACTTACTGAGTACGCAATTGGAGAATGAGGAGAATACATGAAAGATAATGGCACTGTCAGCGCGTTGGCAGCGAGGTATGACAAGATTTACAGTATCAAATCCAAGACAGACTTGATGGATGCCAGTTCTATTACGATTACACCAACGGTAATAGGTTCAAAGATTACGGTACTGCGTGGTGATACATTCATTGCTGATGTTGCGGGTCTCGGTTCGCTTGCGGCTTATGTGACTCTGGACTTCACGGTCAAGCACAGTACCAACCAATCGGACGACAATGCTATCATACGTATTCGCAAGAACGCCGATGGTTTATCTGACGGCCTGCTCCGACTGAATGGAGCGGCTTATCCAACTGGAGGTGACGGTTCACTCACGATTACAGATGAAGCTGCAGGCGATGTAATGATTATGCTAAAAGAAGACGTGACAGACGATCTGTTACCTGGAACCTATGTGTATGATATTCAACTCATTGAAGCTAACGAAGTAAGCACACTCACAACAGGATCGCTGATTGTCACCGCAGATGTGACGAGGTTGGTAGCGTAGGCGAATGTTCTCACTTTATCACCTCGACGAGCTCGCAAAGGAAGCCACCAAGGGTATTGCCCGGCTGAATTCCGATATTCTGAGGGCGTTGGGTAAACGGATTGCATTAGCGCAAAAGGGCGGATTTGACCGCATTTTATTGCTTACAGAGGCAGACAAGGAAGCCGACGCCCTGTATATGGCGATATTACGGGAATTAGACCGGTCAACCGCCACAGCTGGGGAAGTGTATTCGCAGGCAGCGAGGTTGTTTTATGAGAGTATGAACAAATACTATGCTGCCAAGGGGCTTACTCAGGTCCCAATAGAGCAGCAGCGAGCGATTGTGAATTTCGTCAATGCGACCGCGAGTAATACGAAAAACACCTTTTTGAACCTCAGTAACACGAGCGCGATTGGCTTCAGGGTAATGGATCTGGACGGGACCGTGAAGTACGAGGGATTCAAAACCCATTACCACAACCTGGTGGACCAAGCGATTGCGGAGGTTGGAACGGGGCAAACAAGCTACAACAGCGCGATTCGTAACGCTCTCAAACAAACTGCTGACAGCGGGATTAGGGTACTTGATTACGAAAGTGGCTATTCACGGCGATTAGATTCAGCAATGCGACAGAATATCCTTGATGGCGTGAAGGATATCGCTCACGAAGTTTCAATGCGCACGGGTGAGGAATTTGGCGCGGATGGGGTTGAAATTGACGCTCACAATTATTGCGCGCCGGATCATCTTCCATACCAGGGAAGGCAATTCAAGAAAGCGGAGTTTGACGAAATTCAAAACAGCTTACCGCGACAGTTTGGAATGTGGAACTGTGTCTTAGGAGATGCGATTCTTATCACCCCTAAAATTAAAGCAGCCTTTAGACGAAAGTATGCTGGTGAAATCATCGTCATTAGCACAGCCAGTGGCAAGCGTCTTTCCGTCACACCTAATCACCCAATACTTACCGAGAATGGATGGGTCGCTGCTGGCCTGCTCAGACAGGGAGATAATGTAATTAATGGCGTTTTCAGTGGGAAAATATCTAACTCTTGTCCAGACATATACAACAGTGAGTCCACTATTCAAGAGGTATTTGAGGCGCTCACTGTAATAGGTAAACAGATCAGGGTGCCGGCCGGCACCTGTAACTTCCACGGCGAGATTACCAATGAGGAAGTCGACATTATACTTCCAGAAGGCTTTTTGAATAATGGGAGTGATTCCTTTTTTGACGAGGGCATCGTAGAGAACCTTCTCGGAAATGCTATCCATTCGAGCAGCTTTTTCTTTACCGAGCGCTCCACGGATGAGGCTGTCATTACTCCACTTCATTCCTCTAACTTTATTATGCGCGGATTCCGCAAGTTCAGAGCGTTCTTCAGGAGTCATCCGCTTAAGTCTATTGGACATCGCTTCCGATCTGGTCGCCGCCTTAGAAATGCCAAATTCTTCAAGAATAGTACCGATTTTCCCTTCAGAAAGACACCCAATCCTTTTCGCAATGTCTTTTTTCCACATTCCACTATTGTACATGTCAAGAATATCTTGGGGCGTATATTCAGAATTCCGCGCAAGCTTGTTTCTCCAACTTCTGGATGTATCAATGCCCCTTCTGGAAAGGCAGTCTTGAATCGGAGAAAGACTACACCCATTCATATCGGCGAGACTTTGCATCGTCCGACCTTGTTGAAACAACTTGACAATATTGTCCTCATCGAGAAAAAGCGTTTTGTTGGCCACGTTTACAATCTCCACACCGAAGGTGAATGGTATTCGGCTAACGGTATTATAACACATAATTGCCGGCATACGTACTATCCAATTATTTTAGGCCTCAGTGAACCACTCTATACTGAGGATGAACGGCAAGCGATGAAAGAACAATCGACCGAGAAGATTGAATTTGAGGGTAAGGAATACACACGTTATGAAGCCACCCAGCTGCAGAGACGTATTGAGACCTCAGTAAGGCAGAGTAAGGACCGGGCGATCATTGCGAAGGCATCCGGGGATGATCTGACACGACGTGTTGAGCAATTGCGGATAAATCAACTGAAACAGAAGTACAGCGAAATTACGAACACCTTCAAAACGCCGCCAGCTTTGGATCGCATGAGTGTGAGTGGGTTTAGACCGGTGGGGGCACAAAAAACATACCCGCCTGGATGGTTGGATGTCTCAGAAATGCCGAATGATAAAAAAGCTATCCAAATAAAAGCATTAAATGAACAAAACCATGTGCTTGTTCTGGGTGATCTGCCTAAAATTTACCGAGATCACTGGAAAGAATATACCTCAGATAAATGGATACTCACGGGCGAAAGAAGAAATCACATCTATAAGAACCATCCAGAGATGAAGGGCTTTGAGTTAGATCTTGTTTCGATGGTAGAAAATTTTACTGATATCCTTAAGAACAAAGCGGACACGCAAATGGCAATTATATATAGAAAATTCAACGATCATAAGTACTTCCGGTTGGCTCTTTGGATTAGTGATCGAAAAGAATATATGAATTCAATCCATAGCTTCCGTTTTGCAGATAAACGAGAGTATCTCTCCGGTTTGAAGGCGAATAGAAGCATAATAAAAAAGCCGAGATAACTCGGCTTATATATTGTCTGGCAGGGCCACCCGTTCCTACATCTACTTGGACTGGCCTTTTACGGACTCAGTGCGTGAGTGGTGGTACAAGTTTCTCACCTCAGACAAATATAGTATAACCCAATTGAAAGCAAAATGCAAATAGAAAAGACCTTACATATGTGCGTGGGTCAGCACATAGTATACACTTTATGAATCGAGGGTATGAGAGATACCGCACCAGGTGTCTGGAGCTTTGGGGATTACCATATGAGGACATTGAGGTGCAAATTGATAAAGGATATCAT